CTGCCAAGCGTATTCAACAAGAAGGCCAGCGGATCGGCCTAGACGCGCGGCGTGTGGGTGTGCTGGAACAAGACGCAGCGCAAAAAAGCGATCCTGCTTTTCAGCAGTCTATGGCGGCGGCCAAAGCTACAGGTGTGGCTATTGCACAAGGCGACGTCAAGGCCGCGCAGGCGCTGCCTAAGATCATCAACGAAGGCCAACTGGCAGTCGATACTATTGACCAGATGGTCGGTAAGCAGGCGGTTAAAGACACCACTGGTAAGGTCATTCAAAAAGCCACCGCGCCGCACCCAGGCTTTCAAGACGCTGTCGGCGCTACGTGGAAACCAGGTTTCCGGTTTGTACCAGGAACCGATGCGGCAACTTTTCAAACTTTTCAAGATCAAATTGAAGGTCAAGCGTTTTTGTCGGCTTTTGAATCGCTCAAAGGCGGCGGCGCTATCTCTGAAAAAGAAGGCGCGAAAGCAACGGCGGCCCGTATGCGTATGAAAACATCGTCAGATGAGAAAAGCTACATGGAAGCCGCGCGAGAGTTCCAAGACGTTGTGCGAAAAGGTGTTGAAACGGCCCGTAGTCGAGTGCCTGGGGCCAGTAGCATGCCTGCACCCGCCGCTGGCGGTACAAACATTGATGCCCTTCTTGATAAGTACAAATAATTATGGCAACACTTGAACAACTCACCGCAGCGTTGGTCAAGGCCGATGTTGCGGGTAACGCCGCAGACGCCAAAGAACTTGCTGATGAAATTCGACGTGTTCGTGCTGTGCCAGCAGCGCCTACAAACATAGGGTTATCCCCTACTGTTGGCACTGAAAGCGGTATGCCTGGGCCGCGTCAAGACCTGACGATGGGCCAACGGGTGTACCAAGCCGCACGGCCGTACATTGCGCCTCTCGTCGAAGCTGGCGGCGCTATCGGTGGCGGCCTGCTAGGCGCAGCCGCTGGTGTTCCAGCCAGCCCCGTGGGCATGGCAACGCTAGGCGTTGCTGGCGCGGGTCTTGGCTACGGCATGGCGAAAGAAGGCATGGAAATGGCTGACGTGGCGATGGGCATGAAACCCCGCCGCCAAGGCGCAGCGCAAGTCGTAGAGCCTGTACGTAACGTCCTTGAGGGCGCTACTATGGAAGCCGGTGGGCGTGTAGCGGGGCAAGCGCTTGGCTACCTTGGCGGCAAGATTGCTGACCTACGCCAGATTCCGTTGCAAAAAGCCGCGCGGATTGCCAAAGACGCGTTGGGCGAAGACTTGCCACAAGTAATCAATACGCTGCGTGCCAGTAAAGGCACTGGCACTAGCGCGGCGCAAGCGGCGGCTGACATCAACAGCCCGACATTTCAAGCGTTGGTTGACCGTGCTACGGCCCGTGATCCACGGTTTACACGCGCTTTGGCGTCGCTGCAAGAAAAAGGTTCTGTCAACGCGCTGGCTGACTTGGCCGGTGGGGCTACGGCTGCTGAAGCCAGAGGCACGACTGAAGCCGCCAAGAACGCGCTCAACGCTGTTCAAGGCCCAGTTCGTGAGACAGCCCTTAACCGCGCCAACTTGGGCAAAGACGTAGCCGCGTTTGAAGCGCAGGCTGGCAAGCTAAGCGCAGACGCAACAGCTAAAGTTGCTGACGTTCGCCGTCTGATAGACGCAGGCCAGATTGCAGAAGCCGCTGGTCGGTTAGAGTTGATTAAGAAGGGCGTCCCCGTCGGCTTTACCAAGTACACCTACAAAGGTGAGTTGGGCAAGATGGCTGATGAGTGGGCCACAGGCGCGGCTAACGCTTCGCTTGACTTAGGTCAAGGCGCGCGGTTCTCACAAGGCGCTGCTGATGCGCTGCGTTCGGTAGGCGTCAAACCGCTAGAAGGCGAAAAGATCGTAAGCTCTATTCGTTCAGTGGCTAATAACCCTGAGTTTGCCGGTAATGACGTGCTGCTTGGCGCGGTCAAAAACGTGGCCGACGACGTCGCCAAGTGGACTAGCGGCGGCGGCATCATCGACGCTAAAGCGCTTGATGCTATCCGCAAGAACTCTGTCAACGCGGCTATCCAGCAACTGCGCCCAGGCATGGACGCTACGGCCCAGCGTAACCTAGCGGCCAGCGTCATGAACGACATCAAGCCGACGCTGATCAACGCAATTGAAGACGCAGGTGGCACAGGCTACCGTCAGTACTTGGCCGACTACACCAAGGGTATGCAGAACATTTCTGAGAAGAAACTGTCCGGTAAAGCCTTGGAGTTGTGGAAAACCAACAAAGATGAGTTTGTGCGCTTGGTGCAGAACGAATCGCCTGAAGTTGTCGAAAAGATTCTAGGCCCAGGCCGCTACAACATCGCATCTGAACTGGCTGACACGACTATGGCTACGCTGCAAGAGCAGGCCAAGAAGCGCCTGACTGAAGTAGCGGTCAAAGAACAGGTCGGCGCGGGTCAAGAAGCGCTGAAAACGTTGCTTTTAGACAACATGTCTAAGCTGCGTTTGCCGTCTTATTTGAGCGCCGTATCGTCAACGACCAATAAGGCGTTGGACATTTTGGAAAACAAAATCGGCCGTAAGACAATGACTACGCTGACTGAAGCGCTTAAAACACCTGGCGCGGCGGCTGATCTGCTAGAGACACTGCCAGGGCAGGAGCGTGTTCGTGTGCTTAAACTTTTATCTAACCCTAGTCAATGGACTTCGGGCGGTAAGGCTGCGGCCACTGGCAGTATGTCGATGGGGGTTAATGCACTAGCTCCAGAGCGCTACAATGAGGACGCCATACAAGCTCAACCGACTCGTATCATCCTCAACAATATGGCTCCTGGAAGACTCTAATGAATCCTGAAGAACGCGCGCTTCTTATTGCTGAGATTACTGAGGCGGTCAAAGTAATACCGACCGTATTATCTGACGATGAGCAGCGCTGGGTTCGCTTGGCTATTAAAAAAGAAGCGCAGTCTATCGCGTTTCGCACCGCCATTATTGAGAAGTCATTGCTGGGCGTTGTCGCCATGATTGGCGCTGGCGTCATCTACATCATCGCCGACTTTTTGAAGAATCACGGCTTCAAATGATCGATCCGTTTACCGCTTTAGCGGCGGTAAACACCGCAATTAAGCTCGTCAAGACTACGGTTAAGACCGTTCAAAATCTTGAGAGTCTAGGCCCGTGCCTTGGGCAGTTCTTCAGCGCCAAGGCTGAAGCTGTTGAAGTAGTCAAAAAGGGCGGGTTCGCAGGCTCTGCTATGGGTAAGGCGCTAGAGCTAGAACTTGCGATTGAACAAGCGCGTGCTTTTGAAGAAGAAGTCAAGATGCTGTTCTTTCAGTCCAACAAAATGGAAGTCTGGCAGAAGATCGTAGCGCGTGCAGCCAAGATGACTAGCGACCAGATACAGGCCGACAAGCGGGTACGTGAAGCCAAGAAACGCCGTGAAGCTGAGATTGATGAGTTACTGACAATCATACTAATCATGGTTGTAACTGTGGTCGTGCTTGGCACTGTAGGTTGGTTTGTTTGGGAAGCCGTGCAGCGGTGCAATGGCGCTTGTGGTTACAACCGATAAGGACTGACATGGACACCTTACTTAATATCCTGAAGAACGTAGCGCCTGGCATCGCTACCTTAGTGGCTGGCCCTGCTGGTGGGATGGTCGTCTCTGCACTGGCTGCTAAATTTGGGGTGACTGATACGGTAGAAGAAGTTGCCAAGGCTATTGCCGGTGATCCTGCGGCTGCTCAAAAGATGGCTGAGATGGACTTAGAACGGTTCCGTGTAGAGCAGGCTGCTATTACGTCCCGCTGGGAAGCTGACATGGGTTCAGACTCATGGTTGTCCAAGAACATCCGTCCGATGGCGCTGATCGCTATCTTTGTGGCGTTCTTTCTATTCACCATGATGTCAGCGTTTGGTTACAACGCGCAAGAGAGCTACGTGCAATTGCTCGGCCAATGGGGTCAGATTATTTTTCTGGCTTACTTTGGCGGCCGCACCGTTGAAAAACTTGCTGACATGAAGGCCAAAAAATGACCCCACACTTTACCCTTGCCGAACTGACGGCCACCAGCCACCGCGAGTTTGATAACACGCCAAACGCAGATGAGATGGCTAACCTTCAACGGCTGGCTGAATTTCTAGAGCAAGTCAAAAAGGCGTTGGGCGGCAAGCCAGTCATGATCAATTCTGGGTTCCGGTCTAAGGCCGTCAACGACAGCGTAGGCAGCAAGGACACGTCCCAGCACCGCATTGGCTGCGCGGCTGATATCAGAGTACCAGGCATGACGCCAGACGCCGTAGTGAGGCTTCTAATCGACGCCAAGCTGCCCTACGATCAACTGATCCGCGAGTTCGACGCTTGGACGCACGTTAGCGTTGTCAGCACGCCAGGTTTACTGCCGCGCCGCCAAGTCCTCATCATTGACCGTTCTGGGACTCGCGTATTCGCATAAGCGATCGGTAGGCTTCTAGCGCGTCCTTCACGTCGCGCTGAAGGTACTCAATACGCTCGTTCTGTTCGATCAGTCTGGCGTTGGCTTCTTCGGCAAACTTAGCCAAGTTTTCATGCGTCCAAGTAGCGAATGTAGTCATAGCAGGCATTCTTCACGTTCCGGTTTTGGCATTAGTCGCGGGTCTAGTCTTGTGAACGGCCACCAAGCCTTTAACTCGCTTTGGGTTAACACGTTCTTCGGTTGTGAATGTGTGCCCGTTGGCGCATTCTCGGCGTCGCGCCATGTACTCTTTTTTGTTTCTTGTTTCATTTACTGTAGACCATGCGTTGCAGATAGGGCAGTTCAAAGTTTGTGTACGTTAAAGTGTTTAGGTTTTTGCGCCATCATGACAGCGGTTTTTGTGCCGATGCCAACTGTACCGTAGTTAGGCGTGCCCAGCCGCGACCGTTCAACGGCTTTGGTAGACGCAACGCTACGCAACAGCGCCGTGTTGTTGTCGTCCTTCTTGCCCTGACGTTCTTCGTCAGTGTATTGTTTCCAGTTAAATGCGTTGGTCATATTGGTTTCTTTGGTAGGGGACACCAGTGCGTCCAAAATTTATCGCCGTAGTACGTGCCGTAGGTGGCAACGTTGCCTTTACCCAACAGTTGCACCTTCACGCCCCTCGGCGCTGTCTCTATGGGTATCCAGTACACGTCTGTCGCTACGGCCACGGTCTTGGCCCCATTCAAAGCATACGACGGCAGATAGCTATCCGTCATAGTAGTTTCCCCACAAAGAATGAAATAGCAGCAGCGCAACCTGTCAACACCAGCACAACAACAGCCCACGACACCCACGCCAGATGGTCGCTTAGCACCACAAATCGTTCAAGTTCTTTCTCGCCGCACCAGTTGCAGCAACCACTAATCATCATGTGGGACTTTTCTACTTTGCAGTAGTGCGGGGTCATGTATTTTTCTCCTGAATATCGTAAAACCAATCATCGCCTGCCGACCATTTGCGTGTGCCGTCAACTGTCCATAACCTTTGCGCGGCTTGGAAATTTGGAAACTTTGTCTCAGCAGGGATCAGGCTCTGGTCGTACCACAGGCATCTGTTGTTGGGCTGGCACGCGAACTGGCCGTTGTCTAACGCAATCCAGTTGAACGACTTGTGTTCTTCTGCCTGCTCGGTAAAGCCTGTATCTAACGACAGTTCATCAGCACAAAAGTCCACGGTAAACAAGTAGCGCCCAAAGTGCCACTCACGGTCTTTGCCCAAGAACTTCACGCCCAAGTTGCGTAGACCAATCTTTTCCAAGATGGTAAACCTGTAACCCATGCAGTCCCACAGTTGCAGGGTGTCCACTGGCAGATTACCAGCGTCTGCGTGCCACACATACGCATGGATGGGCAGCTTGTCGTACAGCGCTCCATAGGCAGGCAACAGTGACTCAATGCGGAACACTTGACCACGCAAGGCTTTCAGACTGACCCAGATGGCTGGCTCTAACTCGCCGTGACCTTTGTGGTCGTTGTACAGAAACTCGCGCTTAACAAAGCACTTCATGGGCGGCAGCGATGCAATGATGTAGCTCATTCCGTCACCGTCGCAATGTACGCCTTCAAGCGTTTGATCTGCGCTTTGTTGAACGCCACCATTGACGAGGCGTATTCCACGCCAGTCTCGGCTTTGAGTAGCTCATGCTCGGCGATCACAAGTTGCGTTGCTGCCGATTCCAGCGGCGTAGGCGGCTTAAATAACTTCTTAATTTCGGTGTAGATGATCATGGTTGTTTTGCCTCTTGTAGTAATTCAATTCGTTCGCGCGACACACGCAGCGTGTTGTACCGCTGGTGCAGGCGCTGCAAGACCGACACGCGGCGCTCATTTGTTCTCTCATGTGTCAGCATCTCCAGTACCTTGACCTCATCCAAGGTACGCAGTTCTGCGTTAAGACTTCGCCAGGTGAGTGTCAATTTTTATCTCCAGTTGATCAATCGTCAGTTGTATTCGGTAGGCAGTCCTTGCCGCCGCTTTAAGGTCGCGTACCCTTATCTTTTGTTCGGCCCTTGCTGCCTTCAGCTTGGCCTTCCATAAATCTATTCGTTTCATTTCAAAGACTCCATAGCTATGTCTGACAGCGCACGCTTATCATGAAGCGCCGCCCAGATTTTTTCATCAATAGTTTTGTCGGTGATAAACACGTAGCACCACACGGGGCGCGTCTGACCGCTGCGGTGCAGACGGCCCACAGTCTGTTCGTAGAGTTCCAGCGACCAAGGCAGCGACAAGAACACAACGTGATGGCCGCCGTGCTGCAAATTAAGTCCGTGCCCTGCTGACTTCGGATGTACTAAAAGTAGCTCGACCTCGCCAGCGTTCCAGCGCTCAATAGCGCGGTCATCGTCCAGCGTCTGTGCGTTCGGGTGGCGACGCTTGAGTTCTGCAAGTTCTTCTTTGTACGTGTACACAACCAAGGTATTGGCGCGTTGGTTCTCAGCCAGCAATTCGTCAAGCCGGTCAAACTTATGCGCTGACGACCAGACAGGGCCGTTGTCGGTATAGAGAAACCCGCTTGCCATCTGTTGCAGCTTCTGCGTCACTACGGCCGCGTTGACCGCCACCACTTGCGCGTCAGGGAACTGAAGCACGAAGTCTTTCTTCATGGTGCTGTAGTCAACCATGTCCATCTGGCAGCGCACCTCGACTGTGTGTAGCGGCGGCAGTTTGTCCTTATACTCAACTGCCTCCAAGACAAATGTGGCAGGCTTAATTACGTTCATGACGGCGTCTAATGAACCAACGCGGGGAGCCCAATCGCCGTACTCTTTGTTGATTAAGATGAAGTACCGCTGCATGAACGCGCCCTTGCTGCGGCCCAGCAGCGACTGATCGACAATTTTGCACTGGCCGAACACGTCCTCTAACCCGTTGCTGGTGAACGATCCGGTCAAGCCCCAACGTATACCTATGCCGCCGATGACTTTGTTCAGCGCCTTAAAGCGTGTGCCTGACGGGTTCTTCAGCCGCGTCAATTCGTCGTAAACAATGCCGTCGATGTGCGACAGGTCTTGCTCTGCCAGCCACTGAATGTTGTCGTAGTTGGTTACGATGATGTGCGCGTCACTGTAAAGCGCTGCTTTACGCTGCGCTGGTGTGCCGACTGCTACCGCCAGCTTGAGTCTGGTCGCCCAAATCGGCTGCTCGACCGGCCACACGTCGGTGCAGACGCGTTTGGGGGCTAAGACAATAAAGTGCTTGACGACGCCTGCTTCAATCATGTCTTGCATGGCCGTCAGCGTGATGGCGGTCTTGCCTGCGCCCACTGGCGCTAGGATCATGGCGCGGTCGCGCTCAAACAAGAAGTCAGCCGCTGTCTCTTGGTAGTCACGTAGTTTCATTTATCCATCCGTCTATCTGTTCTTTGTTCCACAGGCACGCGTAGTTCTGACGCATGAGCGCCATGTCGGACGCAAATACCTTCTGCAAAGGCGACAGCCTGCCGCCTTCGGTCTTGACCTCAACAAACCATGTCTGGCCGTTAGGTAGACACACGATGCGGTCAGCGACGCCTTTGTGCGCGGGGCTGGTGAACTTGTACGCCCTGCCGCCAATCGCTTTGACACGATCGACTAGGTAGCGCTCTATTTGTTTTTCTAACATGGCCGCAACTATACATGTAAAAAAGATTTGCACAAGCATTTATTTTGATGCTAAGATCAAGGCTCACAAACTAAAGGACAGTAAATTGCAACATTCAAACATCGTCGGCGGCTCTAGCGCCAAGCGCGTCATGAACTGCCCAGGCTCAGTAGTCTTGGTGCAGAAGATGCCGCCGCGCCCCAGCAACAGCCACGCCGATCAAGGCACACTCTTACACGACATCATTAGCGAAGTGCTTGAGAAAGACGCAGCGCCTGAGTCGTTCATCGGCCGCAAGTACGAAGGCGAAGTTTTTACGCAAGACTTGCTGGACGACAAGCTGCTGCCAGCCTTGGCGCTGCTGGATGAAGTAGATCCCGACAAGACCATGCTGTACGAAGTTGAGACACGCGTCGGCTTTGCTGACTTGCTGCCTGGCGTGTTCGGCTCGACTGACTTGATGGGCCGCATCGGTAGCAAAGCCGTCATCCTAGATTGGAAGTTCGGTAGCGGTGTAGCCGTGTCGGCTGAAGAAAACGAGCAGTTGATGTTCTACGCTGCTGCTGCTATGCGTACCCCCGCCGCGCAGTGGGTGTTCGACGGCGCAACAGAAATCGAACTGATCATTGTGCAGCCGCCAGAAATTAAGCGCTGGACTACAACCCGCGCCCGTATCGAACAGTTTGAAATTGATCTGGTAACGGCCGTTAAAGCAGCAGAGCAGCCAGACGCTAAGCTGAAGCACGGCGACCATTGCCGCTGGTGCGCTGCGAAGCCGGTGTGCCCTATCATGACCGGCGCTGTCGATCGTGCAGTGCAGATGAAGGTTGACGCAATCGACGTTGACAAGCTAGGCGCGTATCTACACAATGCAGACCTCTTAGAAGCGTGGATCAAAGAGCTACGCAGTCTGGCAGAAGAAATGCTGAAGAAAGGCAAGCCCGTAACAGGTTGGAAGATGGTTCCAAAACGGGCGACAAGATCGTGGGTGAAGGAGGAAGACGCTAAGACGGCGCTGCTCCAGCACCTCAAAGAATCTGAAGTGATGGTGTCTAAGTTGATAAGTCCGGCGGCCGCTGAAAAGCTGCTTAAAAAGCTGCCGGACGGTTTGACAGTCTCTATCAGTTCAGGTAACACAATTGCGCCGGAGAGCGATCCCCGCCCCGCTGTTGTGTTAATCGGACAGCAATTAACCGCTGCCCTCTCTAAAATCATGTAAAGGTAAATTATGTTAACTGTATTCAAATCCGCTGGTCTGCCAGCAGTCGCTTCCCTTGCTAACTCCCTTCGCGCTATCTCTACTGACGTCGGCCCTGCTGGCGTTGTGATCCTCAAGATGGATAAGACCGGCCACTGGGTGTTCGGCGCTGATCAGACTGAAGTTGAAGACGAAGCCACTTGGGCTATCAACCCGTTCAGCTTTGTCCACGGCTTTATTGCTTGGGGCGACGGCGAAGTGTTGGGCGAAAAGATGGCGAGTGTTAGCCACCCGCTGCCAGAACTGGACGCTGCGCCAGCCGGTGCTAAGCGTGGCTGGGAAACGCAAGTCGGTATGAGCCTGAAGTGCTTGACCGGCGAAGACAAGGGCATGGAAGCACGCTTCACAACTACGTCAGTGGGCGGTAAGCGTGCGGTGCAGACTTTGGCTGTCGCCTTGGCTGAACAAGTTGAGAAAGATCAGACTAAGCCTGTAGCGATCGTCAAGCTGAAGAAAGACCATTACGCCCATAAAAGCTACGGCAAGATTTACACGCCTGTGTTTACTGTCGTCGAGTGGGTCGGCATGGAGCCTGACGCTGAAGAAGAACTGACGCCTGAAAGCGCGTTAGCCGCTAGTGTTGAGGCTGAAGCCCCAGCACCAGCCGGTCGCCGCCGCCGCGCAGCGTAAGCCTTTCCTGATGCCCATTGGTGACAGTGGGCATTGGAAAATGCTCTACCTAGATTTTGAAACTAAAAGCCGCTGCGACCTACGGGCCAAAGGCGTCTACAACTACGCGCAAGCCGCTTCGACTGAAGTGCTTTGCATGTCCTATGCATTCGACGATGGCGAGGTTATAACGTGGCTGCCTAGTCAGCCCTTCCCTGAAGCTGTACGCAGCTACACCGGCCTGATCTACGCCCACAACGCGGCGTTTGAGCGCCTGATCTTCTGGTATGTCTTGCAGATCGACTTTAAGTTAGAGCAGTTCTACTGCACTGCTACGCAAGCACGCGCTAACTGTGCGCCTGGCAGCCTTGAAGACGTCGGCCGGTTTGCCAGCGCCAGCATGAAGAAAGACCATCGCGGCAGCCAACTGATCCGGCTGCTGTCTATTCCGCAAGCTAACGGCGAGTTCAGGCAAGACACTGCGCTGATGGCTGAGATGGTCGCCTACTGCGAACAAGACGTTAAGGCCATGCGTGCGGTCAGTCAGGCCATGCGTCAGCTATCTGACGAAGAACTGGCCGACTATCATGTGAACGAGCGCATCAACGACCGTGGTGTGTTGGTGGACGTGCCGCTGTGCGACGCGGCTGTACGGTTTGCCGAAGCTGAAAAGATAGAAATTCAGCAGATCGTTTCTGAAGTGACCGGCGGCGAGATTACCAGCGTTCGTTCACCTAAAATGCGCCAGTGGGTACAAGACCGCGTCGGCCCTGAAGCCTTGAAGCTGATGCTAGTTCATAAGGACGGCGTCGCCAAGATGAGTATTGACAAAACCGTCAGGGCCAATCTTTTGGTCTTGGCAGAGGAAAACCCAGATGAAATTCCGACCGCTGTCGCAGACGTCATTCAATGTGCCGACGATCTCTGGGCGTCGTCAGTTGCGAAGTTCAGCCGCCTTGCACAGCTATCTGATGAAGAAGATAGCCGTGTTAGAGGGGCGTTTGTTTTCGCGGGAGGATCAGCTACTGGCAGAGCCTCAAGTTATGGCGCACAGGTGCATAACTTCACCCGTAAATGCGCTGGCTCCCCTAGTGACGTTCGCAACGCTATGGTGCGCGGCCACGCAATCACCCCAAGATACGGAAAACGCGTTACTGATGTTCTCAAGGGAATGCTCCGGCCCTCACTGACGGCTGGGCTTGATAACGTTCTGATTGCTTACGATTGGGCAGCCATCGAAGCTAGGGTTAACCCTTGGCTATCTAACTGCGCTGCCGGTGAACGCAAGCTAGACATCTTTCGCACTGGTGAGGACGTCTACAAAGTCAACGCCAGCGCTACTTTTCATTGTGCGGCTGCCGACGTCAACCCAGAGCAGCGCCAGATCGGTAAGGTTCAAGAGTTGGCCTGCGGCTTTGCTGGTGGTGTCGGCGCGTTTGCCGCTATGGGCCGCGCCTATGGCGTCAGCCTGCCAGAGCCTGTCGCTAAGCGCATGGTGGATGGCTGGCGGCGTGCTAACCCTTGGGCTGTGCCGTACTGGCAGAGCCTAGACGAAGCCTACACACGCGCCATGCGGAACAAAGGCCATGAGTTCAGCGTCGGCCGTGTTACCTATCTTTTTGATGGTCAGCACCTATGGTATTCCCTACCTTCTGGCCGTGTGCTGTGCTATCCGTTTGCCAAGCTGGAAGACGATGGCGTCACTTATGCAAAAGCTGCATGGAAGCCTGCCGCTGATGCAAAAGAATGGCCGCGTGCCCGACTATGGAAGGGTTTGGCGTGTGAGAATATAACCCAAGCTGTTGCTAACGATATTCTGCGCCATAGTCTGCGCCAGCTTGACGATGTGGTGCTGCATGTGCATGACGAAATCGTCGTAGAAGTACCCGCAAAAAGCGCCGATGAGGTTAGCAAGCGGATGCTAGAAGTAATGTGTACACCGCCAGCATGGGCCACTGGCCTGCCGCTGGCGGCTGAAGGTGTGACGACTACGCGGTACTCATAAAAAAAGCCCCCGTGGATTAGACGGGGGCGAATTATCAACCAAGGAGAACAACTTGCAATTCCTCGATTTTATATCATCATTAGCCCCAGAGGGTGAGACTGCTTTGATTGTCAGGCAAAAGCCACAACTAAAAGACGGCATGATGCAGTTCCACGCTGATGGCGCGATCAAGGCGACATGGCCTGCCAGCCTGCCGACCAAGGGCGTTAAGGCTGGGCAATCATGGTACGGCAACACCGCCTCGTACATCATTGAGCGCTTCAAAGACGGGCATGTCAGCGCGAGTTCATCTAACTGCGAGTACTGCCTAGTGTTGGTTTTAGACGACATTGGCAGCAAGTCCAAGACGCCGCCGGTCGAGCCGACATGGAAGATGGAGACGTCCCCCGATAACTTTCAATGGGGCTACGCTTTCAACGAGCAGCCGACTAAGGGCGAGTTCAGCGCCGCTATCAAGGCTATGGCCGAGGCTGGCTACACAGACCCTGGCGCGATCAACGCCGTTCGTAACTTCCGTTTGCCTGGTAGCGTTAACCTAAAGCCTGGCCGCGATAACTTTGCTGCTGTGCTGTCTGAGTTCAACCCTGACCGTGACTTCACACTGGCCGAGTTGTGCGCTGCCATGAACGTGACGCCAGCGCCTGCCGACAGTATGACTCTCAAACCCATCAGGCTGTCGGACGATGGCTCTGACGATGTCATGACGTGGCTGTCCAGCGAAGGGCTGCTGTTGTCCAAGCCTAACCAAGAAGGCTGGGCCGGTGTCCTGTGCCCTAACTCTGCTGAGCATACCGATGGCAACCCAGAAGGCCGGTACATGCCAGCCAACCGCGCCTACTGCTGCCTGCATGGTCACTGCATCGACTTCGGCTCGTCCCTGTTCTTGCAGTGGGTCGCCGACAATGGCGGCCCCAAGCATACGCCTGGGCTGCGTGAAGAACTGTTCACGGCCGTGATGAGTGACGCGCTTGCCAAGCTGACGCCTAACGATATGTTCACCGACGCGGCTGCCGAGCGTGTCGCCGAGGTTGAGCGTAAAGAACTTGGCCGGATCGAAAAAGCTGATTGGTACGACCGCTTCGCGTACATCCAAGACGACGAATCGTATTTTGATATGCAAGACCGCCGCGAGGTGTCACGCCAGACGTTTAACGCCTTGTTCCGGCATATCAGTTGCAAGTCAATCCACACCGGCCGCAAGGTCGAGGCGTCTATCTGCTTTGATGAGAACCGGCAAGCCAAAGGCGCTAAGGCGCTGGTCGGTATCACTTACGCGGCCGGTGAGACTGTCCTAGTCGCCCGTGATGGCGACATCTACGGCAACCGCTGGCGCGACGCGCGGCCGGTGGGCGTGGCCGGTGATGTGACCCCTTGGCTGGATCACTGCCGTGCGCTTGTCCCCGATGCGCGTGAGTTGGCGCATATCTTGGACGTGATGGCGTTTAAGGTGCAGCACCCTGAGATTAAAGTCAATCACGCTATCTTGCATGGCGGCGATCAAGGGTCAGGCAAAGACACCATGTGGGCTCCGTTCATTTGGGCGGTGTGTGGCCCCCATCAAAAGAACCGTGGCCTGCTGGACAACGACACTATGAGCAGCCAGTTCGGCTACGCCTTGGAGTCGGAAATACTGATCTTGAATGAGTTGAAAGAGCCGGACGCCAAGGAGCGCCGAGCGCTGGCTAACAAACTCAAACCGATCATCGCCGCGCCGCCTGAGATGCTGTCAGTTAACCGTAAGGGTCTGCACCCTTATCAGATGGCTAACAGAATGTTCGTCTTGGCCTTTTCTAATGACAGCGTTCCCATTAGCCTTGATTCTCAAGACCGCCGCTGGTTCTGCGTCTGGTCACATGCGCCGCGTATGGCCCCAGAGGCTGCTGCTAAGCTGTGGGCGTGGTACACGTCCGGCGGGTTTGCTGCCGTGGCTGCGTGGATGGGATCGCGTGACGTGAGCGCGTTTAATCCTGGTGCGACTCCCATGATGACAGAATTTAAAATGAACTTGGTCGAGCAGGGCATGAGTACGGCCGAATCGTTTCTGGTGGAACTGATGCGCCACAAACTAGGCGAGTTTGCCAAGGGCGTGGTCGGATCGCCCTTTCACGCGCTTTGCGACCGTGTCGCTGGCGCTGCCCCATCTGGCGTTAAAGTACCACAGGCGGCGCTGCTGCACGCGTTCAAAGAGGCTGGATGGGTCGATCTTGGCCGCGTGGCGTCTGCTGACTTCCAGAGCAAGAAGAATTTGTTCTGTGCCCCTGACATGGTCGGCACACCTAAATCTACGCTGCGGCGCATGGTCGAAGACCTACCGGCCGCAGGGCTTGTCAGGGTGAAATAAAGAAAGCCCCTTACGGGGCTTTTTTACAGTTCTAAGAGTATTGCCAGCAGACCGGCCGCGAGTACCGCGATGGCTAGGATCATGACTCTGCGGCCTTTTCTTCCATCGCCTGCACAATGGCAGGGTCTAGTATCCCCAGCACTTCGACGCCTTTGTACTTGGCCGATATTAGCGTATAAATCGCCGCCCAGCCTTGCTCGTCCCATGACGCCGGTTCAGCAGGTTCGTAGTCAAACTTACAGTCGAATTCGTGGCCGTGTGCTGTTAATTCCATTGTGCCGCCATCGCGTTGGCGATGCCCTCGTAAGTGGTTGATCTAATTTTCCAGCGGTCTGCGCTGGGCGGTAGCCGGTTTTGACCGGTGTCGGTCTGGTTGGCCCATCTACGTTTGCCGTCTACTATGCGAGGCATGACGATGCCGGTGGGCTTGAGTAAGGGTAAACCCTTGAGCCATAAACAGGTAGCTTTGCTGGCGTCCGCGCCGAACATCCACGGTTGAATCGTTTGGTCGGGTTTGCGTATCTGCGTGCTTATGCAGCCGATCGGGTTTTCCAACGCGATGCGGTCAATAGGCGCGTCCAGTAGCCGCCGCACGAACGCCAGCGCGTCAGCGGTCTGCGCGGCGCGTTCCGGCCGCTTTGTATTCCAATGCAGACCGCTAGAGCATAAGTAGGTGCATGGCGGGTGTGCGACCATCAAATCCCAATCGTCGGCGATGATGTCGAACACGTCGCCCGTGTAGTGCGGCCCTTCGCGTTCCGTGGGCAGTAGGTCGCATGACATGGCATAGTGACCGCACGCGCGAAACGCGTCCCTTACCGTTCCGCTGTACTCGCACGCTATGAGTACTCTCATGGGTACAACTCCATGAGTAGCGATGCTATCTCGCTGGTTTTCATGTTGTCGTACTCGCTCAAGTCGCCTCTAGCCGCTTCAATTGCTTCGGGTGACGCTGTCCCGATTTCGCGTAGTTCGTCTAATACGGCGTTCATGATCTAGGGCCACTTCGGCGGGTTTCGTCGGTCGCGGTCGGGTCAAATTCGTTCAAGATGTAGGCGCATGGATCATCCATATAAATGCGCGTTTCTTCTACGCGTAGGCGTAGGTTCACGCATTCCGCTGGCGTGAACAAAGGGCCGCCGGTAACCGTGCGGATAATACCGGCCGGATCATCGTCCGGATGAAAAATCCGGTCGCTGTTGTGCAATTCGTAAAAAAAGTCGGCCGCGTCCTGCTCCGATTTGATGGGCGTTGAATAGCGGGTAACGGTTAAATCTATCCATTGACCCGCGTTATTGTTACCGGCCGCGTTTTCGTCATAGAACGCGTCCAGTGAATCGAACAATATGACGCAATCGTCAGTTATCGACAGAATGCGCCCATCGTTCAATTCGACCATGTCAACCATGCAGTTGCCGCCGGTATTCTCACTGAATATTTTCTTAACGTAGTTCATGATGTAACCCTCACTGGTGCGATGTATGCCTCAAACCCGTTACGCCGCAGCCATGCGACGACCCGCTGCGCCCGATGTCGCGCCATCAGACGACGACCTAGCGGCTTAGACGTAGCGCCGCCGCAGAATAGATTGACCGTGTAGAGTGTCATTCGGTTAGCTCCTTTGGTATTTCAACTTCATCACCCAGCTTGCTGGAAACGTAGCAGCGCATAGCTGCGATTAGTGGTGTCTGGCCTTCTGACGCCATGTGTGTCTCGGCGATGTAAGCATCCCAATCTTCACCGTTTGGAACAATCTCTAAACGCTCGCGCTCAATGATCGGGCCACCTTGTGCCCAGTTTGTTGATGGGGTGTATGACTGTGCCCAACCTTTAGAGAGTGCGCGGTCTTTTCCGTCTAGCGTTATCCAGTAGGTGGCAACGGTGTCATGCCATAAGCCTGTCCCGCCTTCACACTTCGCCACTGCCCAATCAAGTTGAGCACCAATAAGTTCAGATGTTTTCATGATAAAGCCCGATCTAATTGCATTTGCAAGTCTTCCGCGTGATTCTCTGCGCGTGTCAGTTCCAGCTTGACCGCTTCCAGTTCGGCGACCGTCTCGCCTATGGCTTGCGCCAACTGCTCAAGCCGGTGATATAGATCGGCAATTGCCAAGTTACCGGCCATATATGCCGCGCGTTCGTTTTCGTCGTTGGTCATGCTAAGCCCCTTAGAATTGTGCGTAAACAATAGTACCGGCGGCCGTTTCGCCGATAACGGATGTGTTGTCGTTAAGATATGCGCGTGCATGGTCACGTTCGCCGTCTGTGTCGCCTTCCTCAATGGCGCTAAATTCCAGCCCGTAATTTTCCGCAATCTGCTCGATTGTTTCTTCTGCGTAATCGCAGCAAATAGCGATAACGTCAAGTTCCATATCGGGATCGGCTTCCTCAAAGTAGTCGAACAACAGACCCAGCGCGTCATATGAGAATTGTTTAGCGCGGCCCATTGAATGAAACGCGTCACGGAACTGACCAGCGGATGAAATAGTTGTGTGCATTTTGGTTTTCCTTTAGTTGACTGGCGTGATTGCCCGTTAACCCTCTGCGAAGGGTTAACAGTCAGTCACTTAGTTAGAACGTCAAAATAGGCCAGCATCAGGACTACGCCTACGCTGACGATGACTATCGCGCCCATGATGTCGAACAGTGCGCGGCGTGCTTTGGTAGGTATGCGGTTCATTTTCTGCCCTCGTTTGTTGTTGATGTATTGAGTGTACACGATTCTTTTACACTGTCAGGGATTTATTTACTAAGTGTTTACCCTGCAAAGACTTCCGCGCGGTTGTTGACGCGGTAATGATGCTGTCCGATCTGCACATAGGTTGCGCCCTTCTTGTCGCGCTGCTCGACTGAGGCGATGCACGGCCACGGATGCGCGGCGGCGCGTTCTAATATGTTGGTCGTTTGGTTGCGCGACAAAAAGCCGTAACGTTGTAAAAGGGAGAGTTCAGCGTCGAACGAGGCGAGGGTCAGATGCTGCACGGGTTGGGAGATGAACAGGCGTTTTGTCATGGTTTTCCGATAAAGTTAAAGAACTGTAATTTTACCCTAGATTGTCTTTTTACGTCGAGCTGTATTTTGTCTGGGTCAGTTGGGTTATGGTTTGGGTTATGGTTTGGCGGGGATGACCCATCGCGGAAGCCTTATAGCGCCTCACTATTTACCGCTTATGGGTCATTTGGGTTATGGGTTGTATTTTTAGATAAAAGTATTAAAACACTGTATATACATACAGTGGTGTAAAATTACACTATTACAAGTCAGCAACTTCGTTGGGTCAGCCTAAATGACCCATAAACCCATGACCGCGCTATCGGCCACGTTTTATGTATGGGTCATTTGGGTCACTGGTTTGAGCTTGACCCATATGACCCATGATGTATGTGTCTGCTCCTTAATCGATAGCAAGCTCTGCTCCTTAATCGATAGCAGCATGTTGTAAGCGGTCAACTTGTTTGGGTCAACCTAAACGACCCATGAATCCATTCGTTGATGCTTATATAAGCAAGTACCAGGCTAATCGCAAAAACAAAAAAGTCGGGGCAGGGGGGTGGGCAGGGCCGACGACAGGGCCAGCCGTTGCCGTAGGGGCTGCACGGAAAATTTTTTCTAGCAAAATTTTTTTAATATATGATCCAAGCACACGCATACCGTGGCTGGAGAATCCATGTTTTACTCGCTTCCATACGAAGCGCGCAAAGTCGAAGCGACTGAGGCGCGCCTCAACGCCATATACGACGCCGCCAAACTTGGCCTCAAAGGCGACACCCTAGCCTTGGCCGCAGGGATGCTGCCGCAAGAGTACCGGCAACTGTGCCAGCTAGACCCAATCGCCGAAGTGGCAGCGCTAAAAGGCCGCGCCGATGGCGAGATCACGGCGTCTAGGCAACTGCACGCGGCTGCTGCCGAAGGCGACGCCAAGGCCAGCTTGGCTATCTTGCAGAACGTTCACGGTTGGGTGGCTAAGCAAGCCATCACCATCGACGTCGATCAGCGCATCAGCATCACCGCCGCGCTGGCGCAGGCCGAACAACGCGTTATGGAAGTGATTGAAAATGATGTACGTGATCGTGTTCTTATGCCTAGTCTTCTTGATAAACAAGTGGTTTGACTAGATGCAGTCAACAATCTACTCAGCCGAAGATGAACAAGCGCTAATGGCCCGTCTGTGGAGTCCACAGATCAAGGACAACCCGTTTGCGTTTGTGATGTTGACGTTTCCTTGGGGCGTCAAGGGCACACCGCTGGAAAACTTCAGTGGGCCGCGCAAGTGGCAGCGCGAGGTGCTGCAAAGCATAACGGCGCACGTCCAACAAAACAACGGCAAAGTTGACTTCAACACGCTACGGCAAGCGGTGTCATCCGGTCGAGGGATCGGCAAGTCGGCGCTGGTGTCTTGGCTAGTGATCTGGATGCTGTCCACACGGATCGGCTCGACGACCATCGTGTCGGCTAACTCAGAGTCACAACTGCGGTCGGTGACATGGGCTGAGATAACTAAGTGGCTGGCGATGGGGCTGAACAGCCATTGGTTCGAAGTCAGCGCAACGCGGCTAATACCAGCAAAGTGGCTGACGGAGCTAGTCGAGCGCGACCTGAGAAAAGGCACACGCTACTGGGGCGTCGAGGGGCGACTATGGTCAGCAGAGAACCCAGACGCGTTCGCGGGGGTACACAACTACGACGGCGTATTGGTCATATTTGACGAAGCGTCAGGTATCGACGACACCATCTGGGCGGTGACGGCTGGCTTTTTTACTGAAAACACACCCAATCGGTTCTGGCTGGCGTTCTCTAATCCGCGTCGCAACACAGGCTACTTCTACGAAACATTCCACTCTAAGCGCGACTTTTGGGAAACCAAGGTAGTGGACGCCCGAACGGTCGAGGGGACAGACAAACAGGTCTATCAACAGATCATCGACGAATACGGGCCAGACTCCAGCCAAGCGCACGTCGAGGTGTATGGTCAGTTCCCCAACGCAGGCGACGATCAGTTTATTGGGATCATGCTGGTTGAAGACGCCATGCAGCGGGAGAAGTACAAAGACCAATCCGCGCCGATCGTGATCGGTGTAGACCCAGCACGGTTCGGGGCTGACGCGACAGTCATAGCTATCAGGCAGGGGCGGGACATAGTCAAGATCATCCGGCATCGGGGCGACGACACCATGACAGTGGTCGGCTACGTAATCGAAGCTATTGAGGAGTTTAAGCCGACGCTAGTGGTCATCGACGAAGGTGGGCTAGGGGCTGGTATTGTCGATCGTTTAAAAGAGCAGCGGTACAAGGTCAAGGGCGTAAACTTTGGCAATAAGTCCAAAAACCCTATCATGTACGGTAATATGAGGGCGCAGATGTGGGGCGACATGCGGGAATGGCTCAAGACGGCTAGTATTCCAAACGATCGGTTCTTGAAAACTGACCTTATTTCGCCTATGATGAAGCCAGACTCGCGCGGGACGATCTTTTTAGAATCCAAAAAAGACATGAAGTCACGCGGTTTAGCGTCGCCGGACGCTGCTGACGCCATTGCGGTGACGTTTGCATTTCCAGTGGCACACAGAGAGTACAATAATCGGGCCGTGCGTCGGAGCTACGCTGGCTCAGCAGAAACTGCAACTTCTTGGATGGGGTCATAGATGGCTACAAAGAAAAATGTATCGCTAAGCGTTGGACGCGGTGAAAAACTGCCTGTGTCTAAGGGCGCTGGGCTGACTGCCAAGGGCCGTGAAAAATACAACGCTGCTACTGGCAGCAATCTTAAAGCGCCAGCACCTAACCCTAAGACTAAGGCAGATCAAGGCCGTAAAGATTCATTCTGTGCGCGTATGGAAGGCGTGGTAAAGAACGCCAAAGGCGACGCAGAACGTGCCAAAGCATCACTTAAACGATGGAAGTGCTAATCATGGCTACAAAACCTAACCTCTACTCAAACATCAGAGCAAAGCAAGCACGCATAGCCGCTGGCTCTAAAGAGAAGATGCGTGCGCCAGGTAGCAAAGGCGCACCGACAGACGCTGACTTCAAGATAGCAGCTAAGACGGCTAAAAAGGGGAAGTAAATGAGCTTTACAAAGCCTATCGGGGTGGCTTACCTTGACCAAGATATTATTGGCGCGGACACCGTTAGTGCTACGGTGGTCTACGCTACTTCGCAACTTGGCTACACCAACGGCGCTTACGGGACAGTCACCCAGCAAAATAATAAAGCTACTGGCGTAACGTTGAACAAGACCGCTGGAACGATTACAACTGCCAATGCTCAGATGGCCCCAAACGCTAAAGTTGCGTTTATTGTCACCAACAGCCAAGTGTCTGCCTTGGACACAGTCATTGTCAATATCGCATCTGGTGCTACGGCTACCTTTGCTTATCTTATTGCTGTGGTAACGGTGCAAGATGGATTTTTTACAATTAACCTAGATAATGTGTCGAGCAACGCTTATTCAGACATACTCAAGATTAATTTTGCTATTCTTCACGTTATGCCAGCATAAGGATTGTTATGCCACTCGTTAAATCACCAAGCAAAGAAGCGTTTCGCAAGAACGTAAAAGCTGAAGTTAAAGCTGGCAAACCGCCAGCCCAAGCAGTAGCGATTGCATACGCTGTCAAGCGTGCAGCCGCGCCAAAGAAAAAATAGCATGGCACAAGACCCTACTGGAATCGTAGCAGCGGCAGCAGTCGCTGTCGGCGCGTCGAAAAAAGCCAAGAGCAGCGCAGACATTTTGGCGACAGCACGTTCCCGCCTCGATTTAGCAGTGTCTGCGTTGTCTGAGTCGCGCGAGGATGAAATTGACGACTTGAAGTTTTACGCTGGGTCACCAGACAACCATTGGCAGTGGCCTGCTGACGTGTTGGCGACTCGCGGTGCGGTGCAGGGCCAGACCATCAACGCTAGGCCATGCCTAACGATCAACAAGCTGCCGCAGCACGTTCGTCAAGTGACCAACGACATGCGTCAGAACCGGCCAGGCGCTAAAGTCATTCCAGTGGACGACAAAGCTGACATCCAAGTCGCTGAGATTTTCAACGGCATGATCCGGCACATTGAGTACATCTCGGACGCTGACGTTGCATATGACACGGCCTGCGAAAACCAAGTGGCTTACGGCGAAGGTTACATCCGCTTGCTGACTGAGTACTGCGACGACGACACGTTTAACCAAGACATCAAGATTGGCCGTGTCCGTAACTCGTTTTCAGTCTACATGGATCCAACGATTCAAGACCCAACTGGCGCAGACGCCAAGTGGTGCTTCATTACCGAAGATGTGTCCAAAGCTGATTACATGCGTATGTATCCAGACGCAGCGCCTATCACAACGCTGCAATCGCTGGGCGTAGGTGATCAGTCAATATCGAACTGGCTCAATGAAGACACGATCCGCATTGCAGATTACTACTACGTAGACTACGACCGCACTACGCTGAACATGTACACCGGCAACGCCACAGCTTTTGAGGGCACGCCTGAAGACAAGATGTTGCGCGAAACATACGGTAAGCCAAAGCGTTCGCGTGAGGCTGACCGCCCACGCGTGCGGTACTGCAAGATCAACGGCTATGAAATCTTGGCCGAAAACGATTGGGCAGGCAAGTGGATTCCTGTGATTCGTATTGTTGGTAACGAGTTTGAAGTTGATGGCCGCCTGTATGTGTCTGGTCTTGTGCGTAACGCCAAGGATGCTCAGCGCATGTACAACTACTGGGTTTCGCAAGAGGCTGAGATGTTGGCCTTGGCCCCTAAAGCACCATTTATTGCGTATGGTGGTCAGTTTGAAGGGTACGAAGACAAGTGGAAGTCTGCTAACACGACCAATTGGCCGTATCTGGAGGTCAATCCTGACGTTACAGATGGTCAAGGCAACGTGCTGCCACTACCACAACGGGCGCAGCCGCCAATGGCTTCTAGCGGCCTTCTGCAAGCCAAGGCAGGCGCTGCCGAAGACATCAAGGCTACAACCGGCCAGTACAACGCATCGTTAGGCCAAGGTGGCAACGAACGGTCTGGAAAAGCTATCCTTGCGCGTCAGCGTGAGGGTGATGTCGGCACGTACCATTACGGCGACAACCTGACCCGTGGCGTTCGTCATATTGCACGCCAGTTGATTGATCTGATCCCTAAAATCTATGACACTCAGCGCATCGCCCGAACAATCGGTGAAGATGGCGAGACAAAGATGGCGAAGATTGACCCAGAGCAAACCGCACCAGTGCGGGAAGTTCGCAACGCCGAAAACATCGTCATTGACACGATCTACAACCCGAATATTGGCAAGTACGACGTAGTGGCAACCACTGGCCCAGGCTACGCAACCAAGCGTCAAGAAGCCTTGGCAGCAATGGGCCAGATGCTGCAAGGAAACCCACAATTGTGGGCTGTGGCTGGAGACTTGTTTGTTAAAAACATGGACTGGCCTGGCGCACAAGAAATGGCAAAACGGTTTGCCAAAACCATTGACCCTAAGTTTCTTAGCGACGACCAACAGTCGCCTGAACTGCAAGCCGCGCAGCAGCAGATTCAAGCGATGGGTCAGCAGATGGATCAGATGGCCGGAATGTTGGACAATGTGCAGAGTTCTGAGATTGCACGCACAAATGAGATTAAAGAGTTTGAAGCAATGGTTAAAGCGTTTTCTGCCGAAACGCAGCGTATATCTGCGGTTCAAGCCAGCATGTCGCCAGAGCAGATTCAGGACATCGTCATGGGCACAGTTCACGGCATGATAACCAGCGGCGATCTTGTAAGCGAAATGCCTGGCCGCGAGTCAATGCAAGAAAATATGGGCGAGATGGGTAACATGCCACCGCCACAACAGCCTATGCAGCAACCTATGCCACCACAAGGAATGCCACAATGAAAGCCGCTGAATTTGTAGGTCTGCTATTTTTGGCAAGAGATGTCACCCACTCGGTGCATCTCAACACTAGAAGCTATTCCAAGCATGTTGCGTTAAACATATTCTATGATCGCATCATAGGCGTTGCGGATGACTTTGCAGAAGCGTACCAAGGACGGTACGGTCTGATTGGCCCGATTGCGTTACATTCGGCTAAAAAAACAACCAACGTAATTGAATTTTTAGAAGACTCGCTTAAACAGATCGAAGACGCGCGGTACGAAGTGTGTGATAAATCAGACACTTCGTTGCAGCAATTGATTGACAATGTCATCGAAGTTTATTTGCGAACGCTCTACAAATTGAAATTTTTGGCGTAATTTAAGCGCTATGTTATATTTAAGGCACAAGGAGCCATCATGGAACTTTTAAACCCTCTAGCCGATACGGTGTTCCCCGCAGCAACTGTTTCGTACTCGGGCACGGCTGGATCGACTTCTACTTGGGCCGCAGGCCCACAAGGCGTTGTGGTGTGGTCAACGACCCCCGCCTACGTCGTAGTCGGTGAGGGCGTCACTGCTACTACCGCCAGCACACCTATTCCAGCTTTTACACCCATTCCATTTGTTGTGCCTAATGGCACTGGTGGACAGTGGCGGGTGAGTGCTATTCAGGTATCAGCGACCGGATCAATCTACTGCAAAGCGGTAAACATTCGATGAGTTTCGGTGTCGCGCTCAGAAATGCTGTGTCAATCGGGCTTGGCGGCATCGCCACGCTATTCTCAGGCACGTTTGACGCCAGCTTGACGGTAGACAATCTGCTGACTGAATCCGACGCGAACATTGTGCAAGAAAATGGCGATTATATTCTTTTGGAGTGATTAGATGGCTGACTTAAAAATTTCCCAGTTGCCAGCGGCAACAACACCTCTTACTGGCACTGAAGTTTTACCTATTGTTCAATCAGGTACAACTAAACAGGCGACTGTTGCTAACGTGTTGGCAAGCGCTGCGGTTCTTGGCGCTAACACTTTTACCGCCGCGCAAGAATGGGCTACGGGCACAGCCATAACAAGCGCGACTACGATAAACCTTAACACTGCCACGGGCAACCGCGTCCACATTACCGGCACAACGGCAATTACCACGGTTACTTTGACGCGCGGCCCACGCACTTTAATTTTTGATGGCGTTTTGACATTAACGCATAACGCCACGACCAACAATTTGCCAGGCGCTGCCAATATTACTACGGCAGCAGGCGATCGGGCTATCTATGAAAGCGATGGCACTACGGTTTATTGCGTAAGCTACATCAAGGTGAACGGTACAGCTACAGTACCAGGGGCTACGTTACTTGCCAACACATTTACCGGCGCTCAGATTGGCACTGTGACCGCGCTAACGTCAAGTGGCGCTTCAGTTGCTATTAATCTTGCGACCAACAATAATTTTTCGTACACAACGGCTGAAAGCAGCACGCTTGCAGCGCCATCTAATCCAGTTGCCGGACAGTCTGGCGTTATTACCATTACGCAAGGCGCTACGGCACGCACTTTAGCATATAACACGTTCTGGAAATTTCCTGGTGGGACTGTGCCAACATTGACCGCGACAGTCGGCGCGGTGGATGTATTTGCCTACAGCGTTGAATCAGGGAGCCGCTGCACATGCCAGTTAATTAAGGATGTGAAATGATAGTCGGTGGGATACCTATGCTATTTGGGGGCGCAAGCGCGGCATACGTTGCTGTTGCTCACGGCACAGCCCCTAATGTTTCTGCTTATCCTTGGTCTAGTGCTGGTTTTGGAACTAAGTTTGCTGACCCATCTACTCAACCATCTAGTACTGGAAACGGCGTCGCGTTTTCCCCCGCCAATACTCAAATAGCGGTAGCTAACGATGGCGGTATTGGTGTCACAGCTTACCCTTGGAGTATATTAGGCTTTGGAACTAAGTTTGATAACCCAACTACAGGCGCAGATAGCGATGGTAACGGCGTAACATTTTCGCCTTCTGGTACTCAAATAGCAGTCTGCCATCTTTCGTCTCCTTACGTTTCTGCCTATCCTTGGTCTAGTTCAGGTTTTGGGACTAAATATACTAACGCCTCGCCATTACCTCCTAATACTTGTTACAGCGCAGCATTTTCGCCTGCTGGCACTCAAATAGTTATAGCCCACGGCTCATCTCCTTTTGTTGCTGCTTATGCTTGGTCTGGATCAGGTTTTGGAGCAAAGTTTGCTGATCCTGCTACTCTGCCTGATGGTACTGGCCGAGGCGTAGCATTTTCTGCATCAGGAACGCAAGTAGCAATTGCTCACGCCACATCACCTTATGTTTCTGCCTATCCTTGGTCTGGTTCAGGTTTTGGAACTAGATTTGCTGACCCTGCTACGCCGCCTGCTGGTAGTGGACAGGGCGTAGCAATTTCCCCCGCCGGTACTCAGATAGCTATAGCTCACAGCGGGACTCCTTATGTTTCTGCGTATCCTTGGTCTGGATCAGGTTTTGGAACCAAGTTTTCTAACCCACTTACTTTGCCTACGGGTAATAGCCGAGGTGTAGCATTTTCTTCAACAGGAACAGAAATAGCTATAGCTCATGACACCTCCCCTTATGTTTCTGCATACCCTTGGTCTGCTTCAGGTTTTGGAACTAAGTTTACCAACCCTGCTACGCCGCCTGCTGGCACTGGCAATGGCGTAGCATTCTCAAACTAAACGTAAAAATGAAATATACCCAACTACCCCAAACTTATTGCGACGATGTACTTGCAGAGGCTATCTACGCGCGTGAAGTTGAGTTCTTTCACTATTCATTTGATAAGACAAATTTTGTCAAACTGCTGCAAGACTTACCACTTGGCGATTACCGAGCTAATATTGAGCAGCGGCTTACTAGCACAATTGAACAAATGACAAATGTAGAAAACATTTACAACGCTCTATTAGCGCAAGTAACTGATGCAGAAGCGCACGCTGCGGCTATTTTACGGACGACTGAAAAAAGGAAAAATCATGTTCTTGCTAAATAATGTCAAGGTTCACCAAGATATTCAGCGCACCATTGGCGATGTGCAATACCCCGCCGGTTGGTTTAGCAATGCCGAAGCGCGTGCTGTAGTTGGAATGATTGAAGTGCCTGATCCTGTCAGGCCAGACGACAGCCTTTACACATCTGTTGAAAATCCAGATGGTAGCTATACAGCAACATCGCGCAGCGCGGACAATATCGCTGCATACAAAGCTGCTAAAGATGCAGAGCAAGCCAAGTCAGTACGCCGGACTCGTAATGACAAACTTACTCAATCCGATTGGACACAGCTTGCCGACAGCACTGCGGATAAGGCAGCTTGGGCAACCTACCGCCAAGCATTGCGCGACATTACACTGCAAGCTGGTTTTCCGTGGACTGTTATTTGGCCTGATGCTGCGTAATCATGGTTGCTACTCTTAGCCCATCACCTAAAACGCAGTTTTTTACGGCTGCGGGTATACCCTTAGTAGGTGGAAAACTGTTTACATACGCCAGTGGCACAACTGTGCCCTTGGCTACATATACAGATAGCACCGGCGTCACTGCAAACGCAAACCCCGTCATCTTAGATTCGCGCGGCGAAGCAAACGTATGGCTTGGCCCTTCGCGTTACACATGGCTGCTTAAAGATTCATTAGACAATCTAATCTGGACTGCGGCTGGCGTCAACAGCAGCCCAAGCGCTCAAAGTGCTACAACAATTGCTGCTGCCGCGCAAACAGTGTTTACCGTTCAAGAATACGGCCTTGGTGGCTATCTGATGGTGATTGTTGATGGACTCGTAAAAGAGTTTAATTACGACTATACTGAAACTAACACGACGACAATTACTTTTGGCACTGGCCTTAACGCCGGTCAACGAGTAGTGACCCGAATGCTATAAACAACAACCGTACCGATGAGGTTCATCGGGGAATCCAAGGATTCATGAATGACTGAAGAAGTCCAAGCCCTAGCGGAAGTAGACTCCGCGCCAGCGAAGGTTGTGACGGCCACACCTGAAGTTGCAGCAAATTTGCCGGAAGTAGCTGAAAATCAGCCCACCAAGACATTCTCGCAAGAGGAACTTGACGCTGCTATTGGCAAGCGCCTCGCAAGAGAACAGCGCAAATGGGAACGCGATCAAGTCGCTAGGCAAGCAGAAGTGCAAGCCAAGCAAGTTGTATCAAAGGATATTCCGTCTATCGACAATTTTGACAGTCCGGACGCCTATGCAGAAGCATTGGCCGTTAAAAAGGCTGAAGAACTAATCGCTACGCGTGACCGCCAGATACATCAAGCTGAAGTCGTAGAGGCATATAACGAACGTGAAGAAAAAGCACGGGATAAGTACGACGACTTTGAAGACGTTGTTTACAATCCCAAGCTGCGAATCACTGACGTCATGGCTGAATCGATTCAATCATCTGACAACGGCCCCGATCTAGCCTACTGGCTGGGATCAAATCCGAAGGAAGCTGAACGCATCTCCCGCATGTCGCCTATGTTGCAGGCAAAGGAAATCGGAAAGATTGAAGTCAGGTTGGCTGACAGTCCTCCGGTAAAGAAATCAACTTCTGCGCCGACGCCTATTAGTCCGGTAACTGCGCGGTCTTCGGGAAGCCCGAGTCATGACACGACTGACCCACGGTCAATCAAAACCATGACTACATCGGAGTGGATTGAAGCCGAACGCAATCGCCAGATTCGTAAGCACGAAGCACAACGCAACCGCTAACATTTAAAGGACTTTTATGTCAAACAGCATTCTTACGATCGACATGATCACCCGCAAGGCTCTGGAAATTCTGGAGAATAACCTTGTTTTGACCCGCAACGTAAACCGTCAGTACGACGACAGCTTCGCTGTTGAAGGCGCTAAGATCGGTTCTACACTGCGTATTCGTTTGCCTGACCGCGCTCTGGTTACAGACGGCGCGGCCCTGCAAGTTCAGGACGACAACGAGCAGTTCACTACTCTGACCGTCGCTAACCAAAAGCATATCGGTGTCAACTTCACATCTGCTGAACTGACCATGCAGTTGGACGACTTTGCAGAACGTGTTCTTAAGCCACGTATTTCGCAGTTGGCTTCCAGCATTGATGCTGACGTCGCTAATGCGTACAAAACCATCGGTAACACCGTTGGTACGCCAGGCACTACGCCTTCGACTTCTTTGGTGCTGTTGCAAGCCCAGCAGAAGCTCAACGAGAACGCAGCTACTATGTCGCCACGTTACGCTACCGTCAACCCTGCTGCTAACGCTGGCTTGGTTGAAGGCATGAAAGGTCTGTTCAACCCAACAGACACGATCAGCAAGCAGTTCCGTAACGGCATGATGGGCACTGGCGTGTTGGGCTACGACGAGATTAATATGTCTCAGTCGATCAAGCAGCACACCACTGGCTCACGTAGCGCCAGCGCTTCCACACTGGTCAAGACACCTGGTGTCACTGCCGAAGGTTCATCGACCATTCTGTTGGAGCAGGGTTCTGTAACCACGACCATTAAAGCTGGTGACGTGTTCACGATCAGCGGCTCTAACGCTGTCAACCCACAGACCCGTGAAACCACTGGTTCGCTGTTCCAATTCGTTGCTTTGGCTGATGCCACCGCTTCGTCTGGCACATGGACTGTGACCGTGGCGGCTATGTACTCTGCTGCTCACGCGCTGGCTACTATGGATGTGTTGCCTGCAACTGGCGGCGTTGTGACCTTCGTGGGCGCTGCTTCTACTGCTTACGCACAGAACTTGGTTTACCACAAAGACGCTATCACCTTTGCTACAGCCGACTTGCTGTTGCCACAAGGTGTTGACATGGCTGCCCGTGCGGTTCACAACGGCATCAGCCTGCGTATCGTTCGTCAGTACGACATCAACAACGACCGTATGCCTTGCCGTATTGACGTGTTGTATGGCTTCAGCACGATCCGTCCACAAATGGCTTGCCGCATCTGGGGCTAAACCGAATGGGGCTCCGGCCCCGTTTTTTAAAACTTTTTTAAGGAAATTATCATGGCTATTCCTAATGGCGCAGGCGGTTATCAAGTTGGTGCAGGCAACCGCGCCGAAACTATTATGGGCGCGATGGCTGCCCCCCAGACAGCTACGGCTACTGCAACCCTGACAGCAGCGCAAATTGTTAACGCAATGTTGGTGGCTAACCCTAGCGCAACCGCTGCAACATACACGTTGCCTACTGGCGTTTTGATTGACGCTGCTGTTCCTAATGCTACTGTTGGCAGCACTTTTGACTTGTCAATTGTCAACATTGGCACTAGCTCCGGCGCGGTCACATTGGCTGTTAGCACTGGTGTAACTGACGGCGGCAACGCTGTGGTTGCTATCGCTGTGACAACTAGCTCGTTGTATCGTTTCCGTAAAACGGGCGATGGCACTTACGTTGTGTATCGTTTGGGCTAAACCTAATGGGGGCTTCGGCCCCTGTTTTTAAAGGAACATCATGGCAAATACAAAACCTGTCGGCGTTGCTTTTAGCGACCCTGAACTGACTGCGGGTACTACTATTACCGGCGCGGTTATTGATTCAACATCAAAAGTTGCGTCTAATATTGCGAATGGTTTTTCTACGTCTATTCAGGGCGCAACCATTGCAACAACCGGAAACAGCGATGCTTACGTTATTGCTCAAACCGCAGGAACTATTACATCCGCAGTTTTTTCGGGTGTAGACGCTCTTACGGCAAACGACACTAACTACGTCACGTTTTCGATCACCAACCTTGGTCAAGCCGGTTCTGGCTCCGCTGCTTTGTTGGCTGCTACAGATGCAAATACCACTAAAGCAACAGGTGGCACTGCATTGGCTGCTAACACCGCGCGGTCTTTGACCCTTAACGGCACGGCTGCTAATCTAATTGTGGCTGCTGGCGATCGTTTGCGTATTCGGGCTGCTGCGTCTGGAACACTCGCCAATACGGTGACGTTCCCGACTTATCGCTTGAATTTTACGGTTGCATAAACCCAAATGGGGGTTTCGGCCCTCATTTTTTAAATAATGAACATTTATCTTAGCCACCCTGACCACGGCTGCAAAGTTGCCACAATGGAACTTGAAGCTGAATATGACGAAAAAAATGGCTGGACACGCTACAATCCAGACACGCCTTCGGACGCCGAAGTTGCGGCCCCACTAAACACACTGGGGACAAAGCGCAAATACACCCGTCGAACCGAAGTTGTTGAGGGTGCAACCGAAGGAATTTAAGCATGGCTACGTACACCGCTGGCGATCAAATCAACCGAGCATTGCGATTGCTGGGCGTACTGGCTGAAGGTGAGACACCTTCGGCAGACATGTCAAATGATGCGTTGGTCGCGCTCAATCAAATGATTGATTCGTGGAACACTGAGCGCTTGTCAGTGTTCAATACGCAAGACCAAGTTTTTACATGGCCTGCTGGTCAGATTACGCGCACGCTTGGCCCAACAGGTGATTTTGTAGGCAACCGTCCAATTCTGTTGGACGACGCTACCTACTACCGTGACCCAGGCACAAACGTGTCGTTCGGCATTAAATTTATCAATCAGCAGCAATATAGTGGTATTGCGGTTAAGACTGTGACATCCACGTACCCACAGGTCATGTGGGTCAACATGGAGTACCCTAACATCACGATGACCGTGTACCCCAAGCCTACACGGGACTTGGAGTGGCATCTTGTTTCAGTGGATGAGCTAACGCAGCCAGCTACGCTGGCAACGCAAATACTGTTTCCACCAGGCTATCTGAGGGCGTTCAGCTACAACTTAGCGATGGAGATCGCGCCAGAGTTCGGTGTCGAGCCAAGCCCTCAAGTGCAGCGTATTGCTATGACTAGCAAGCGTAACCTTAAACGCATCAACAACCCTGACGATGTCATGTCGATGCCTTACGCAATTGTCGCCACACGCCAGCGCTTTAACATCTACGCCGGTAACTATTAATGAAGACGCCTATTCTTGGGTCGTCCTACGTAGCGCGTAGCGTTAACGCTGCCGACGCGCGGATGGTCAATCTTTTTCCAGAGGTTGTGCCTGAAGGCGGTAAAGAAGCTGCGTTCTTAAATCGCGCGCCAGGGCTGCGTTTTTTGGCAAGCATGGGTGATGGCCCTGTACGCGGGTTGTGGCAGTTTGGTGGATATGGCTATGCTGTATCTGGCGAAACGTTGTATAAAATTGACAGCCTCTGGAATGTGACCGCGCTTGGTACAGTGGCCGGATCATCCGGCCCTGTCAGCATGGTAGACAACGGCACGCAGCTATTCATTGCGTGTAACGGCCCCAGTTTCATCTACAACAGCCTGACGTTAGAATTTAAGCAGATTACTGATCCTGACTTCCCTGGCGCGGTTACGGTAGGCTACATCGACGGTTATTTCGTGTTTAACGAGCCTAACAGCCAGCGTTTGTGGATCACTCAACTGCTTGACGGCACGTCCATAGACCCTCTGGACTTTGCAAGCGCTGAAGGCTCTCCTGACGGCTTGGTGTCGATTATTGTCGATCACCGCGAGATATGGCTGTTTGGAACCAATTCGGTTGAGGTCTGGTACGACGCTGGCACATCGCCGTTCCCGTTAGCGCCCGTTCAAGGCGCGTTCAATGAGGTCGGGTGCAGCGCAGCGTTCTCAGTAGCCAAGCTAGACAATGGCATTTTCTGGCTGGGCGCTGATGCACGCGGTAAGGGCATCGTCTACCGTGCCAATGGGTACACCGCCCAGCGGGTGTCTACGCACGCTGTAGAGTGGCAAATCCAGCAGTACGCAAACATCTCAGACGCTATTGCGTACACATACCAGCAAGACGGCCACCCGTTTTACGTGCTGATCTTTCCATCAGCCAATACGACTTGGGTGTTCGACGTTGCTACTTCCTTGTGGCATGAACGCGCGGCGTTTATCAATGGCTCGTTCACCCGTCACCGTTCCAACTGCCAGATGGCGTATAACGGTCAAATTGTTGTGGGCGACCATGAACTTGGAAACATCTACGCATACGATCTAGATGTGTTCACCGACAACGGCGCTGTACAGAAATGGCTTCGGTCATGGAGAGCGCTGCCAACCGGCATGAACGATCTAAAGCGTACAGCCCAGCATTCGCTTCAACTTGACGTTGAAACAGGTGCTATTAGATCAAATGTAACTACGCCAATTGTAATTATCGATATTTCAAATCCAAATGACGATTTGTTAACCGAAGGCGGTGATTTTCTTGCGTGGGAATATATTGACCCAACAATCAGTGAAGTGTTGCTAACTGAAAGCGGTGATAATCTAATACAGGAAGATGGAGGTCGACTTGTTTTGGTTTACAACACATCAGTTGGCGGTAAGTTACTGATTGAAAATGGCCTTGCAACAGCGACCGCTATTAACCCTCAAGTTATGCTGCGCTGGTCTGACGACGGCGGCCATACGTGGAGCAACGAGCATTGGCGATCTATGGGCCTGACAGGTGAGTGGGGGCGACGTGTCATCTGGCGTCGGCTGGGCATGACGGTAAAACTGCGTGACCGTGTATATGAAGTTTCTGGCACAGATCAGACCAAAATAGCGATCATGGGCGCTGAACTTAACGTAAGCCCAACCAATGCCTAATACTACGCCGAACATAACCAAGATACCTTCCGCACGGGTAGCTTTGGTCGAAGAAAACACGGGTTTAATTTCGCGTGAATGGTTTCGGTTTTTAAACAACATATATGTTGTATCCGGCGGCGCGACATTAGGCATAACCCAGATAGTTAACGGTGGAACCGGCGCAAATAACGCAGCGCAAGCGCGCGCTAACTTAGGTGCGGGGGTTGGCAACGTTACACAAGTAAATGGAACTGGCACTGTCAATGGCATTACATTGACGGGCAATGTGACAACATCTGGTGATCTGGCGCTTGGCGGCGCGTTATCGGGCGTTAGCTTAACAAGTCAAATCGCGGGTATTTTGCCTATTGCCAACGGCGGCACAGGCACAGCCGCAACTACTGTTGTAACTAAAAACGTTGACTTTACGCTTGCCAATAATGAAAAATGGGTTATCAACAATAAATCCGGTTCGACTTGTACGGTCACACTTCCCGCAGCGTCAGCTTGGGGCGGTCGATCAGTAACGTTTAAAAACTTGCAAGCACAGACGCTGGTATCGGCATCTAGCAACGTTGCGCCTATTGGCAGCGCCACGCCAGGCACAGCGATTCTGCCTGCTACTGTAGGCGCATGGGCCACGCTCGTATCTGACGGTACAAACTGGGTGGTAATGGCATCATGATCACAGTAACCTACGGCAAAGGCTTCGGGCTGTTAGCAGAAACAGCAAAAGTTGCATTCCGCGAAAAAATCATGGTTGTACAAGACGGTATGCAAGCCCTGATTAATAGCGGCGCAATGCGGTCAACGCTTGAAGACTGCACGCTGAAACATTATTTTTCACCCAAAGATGAAAAATACGGCTGCTGCACCTACGCGCGGGAAATGATGATTCCCAAAGGAACGCTTATCATCGGCAAGATTCACCGCCATCAGCATCTGAACTTTATTGCCAAAGGTAAAGTCATTGTGTTCACAGAGTTCGGTCAAAAGCACTTAGAAGGCCCATGTACTTTTGTATCTGAGGTAGGGTTAAAACGCGCGGTCTATGCTGAAGAAGATACACTATGGACAACCGTACACATGACGCAGTTCCAATCGGAAGCAGAGTTAGATAAAATCGAGCAAGAAGTCATTTCTCCCACATACGCTGAGATGGGTCTGATTGCTTCTGTTAATGATCTGCCTAAATTAACGGCACAAGGGGAAAAATTATGACATGGGGATTTGTAGCCATCGCGGGGGCCACGCTTGTTGGCGGCGCAATAGCTTCTAGCGGCGCTCAAAGCGCTGCGGAAACTCAAGCTAACGCCGCTGCACAAGCAGGCACAACAAGTCTTGAAGGCTTGCAGTTGCAATTAGCAGCCGACAAAGAGAACGTCGATAAGCAAATGGCGGCGCAAAAAGCGGCGCTAGATCAAACGCTGGCGGCGCAAAAAACGGCGGCTGATACCGGAAATGCGGTAGCTCAAAACATGCTGACCCAGCAGTTAGCAGCGCAGCAATCCGCGCTTGACCAAACGCTTGGCTTGCAACGTGAGTTGTATCAGAAACAAGTTGAAAATCTTAGCTCGTTTAAAGACGCGGGTGAGGCTGGGCAGGCGCGGTTAATGGATTTGCTTGGCTTGAGTGGTAACAAAGACGCGCCAGGCTACGGGTCAGCAACAACTACGTTTAAAGTTGAAGGGTTTGACCCTAACACACTGCTTGACAGCTTTAATACGCAGCAGATGGAGCAAGACCCAGGCTACGCGTTTCGATTGTCTGAAGGTCAGAAAGCTATTGACCGATCAGCGGCTGCTAGAGGCGGTTTGCAATCTGGCGCTGCGCTGAAGGCTGCTGCTGAGTACGGCCAGAACATGGGTTCGCAAGAGTACGGCAACGCGTACAACCGATTCATGACAACGCAAGCTGCACAAGCCCAAAATTACGGCAACGCTTTTAATCGCTTTCAAACTGAACGCGCTAATCAATTGGCTCCTTTGCAGGCTTTGCAGGCTGTCGGTCAGGCTTCAGCGGCTCAACAAGGGGTTGCTGCGGGAAATTTGTCGCAAGGGGCTTCGCAAGCTATTCAAAACTACGGCGCTGGTACTTCAGCCGCTTATGGTACGGCAGGCGCAGCGCAGGGTCAAACCGCAGCAAATTTAGGCGCAGGGTCTTCGGCGGCTTACGGTAGCTACGGTGCGGGGACGGCTAACATCTACGGCGCATCAAACCAAGCGCGTCAAAGCGCATATGGCACAAACACCGCTAACCAGATTGGTGCAATTACAGGCGCTGGAAACGCTATGGCAGCCGGTCAAGTCGGCGCGTCTAACGCGTATACAAATGCTATCGGCCAAGCTGGAAGTTTGTACGGTATGTACAACCAGAATCAGTTGCTGCAAAAATATCTCACGCGATAGGAATTAGTCATGGCACTTGACCCAAGTATTCCCCTTCAGGTACGGCCTGTAAACATTGACATGGCGCAGTTGTCGCCGATGAACACTATGCTGGGCGCGATGAAGCTGCGCCAGCTAGAGCAAGAGGGGTCGCTAAACGCGATGACTTTGGCCGAACGCAAGGGCGTTAAAGAATACCTAGCCAGCGGCGCGGACATATCCAAGCCAGACGTAAAGTACAAACTTGCTTCTGAGTTCGGCGATTTTGGTCGGAAGATTGCGGAAACCGGCGCAAGTATTGGAAAAGCTGCAACAGAAGAACAGACACGTCGGACAGCGCTTACAGCGTCTAAAACACTTCAGTACCGCGACGCATTGCAAAATGTTGACACACGCGAAGACGCGCTTAGCTGGATTCAGAAACAGCAAGCCGATCCTGATATGGCCGGATCACCAATCGCCGATATTTCGATGATGGACGCGGCGCGTAAGATTCCGGCTGACCCTGCTGGGTTTGCACAGTGGAAACAACAAGCCACGTTGGGCCTGACTAAGTACACTGAAATGAACGCGCCTAAGTTTATGGCTCAAGATAGAGGCGCTACAGGAGGCATTACTGCTGTGCCAGGCATGGGCGGCCCTGCTACAACAGTTCCAGGCAGCGAATTTACAAAAACAATGACGCTGGCAGAAGAACGTGCAGCCAAAGACTCTGCCAAGCGTATTCAACAAGAAGGCCAGCGGATCGGCCTAGACGCGCGGCGTGTGGGTGTGCTGGAACAAGACGCAGCGCAAAAAAGCGATCCTGCTTTTCAGCAGTCTATGGCGGCGGCCA